GAAGCTGAAACTACGATGTCTAAGGATCTGTCGTGCAATATCTCTTGTGGTTGTGATTTCACAACAGGCTGAGACCATTTCGAGTGGGCTCCAGTGTTGGTGTTTGATGAGGTATCGGATGAGCTTTTCTGATGTGTCTGTGTTAAGTTGGTTCGTTGGGTTGGACACACGGGCGCAATACGCAATGAGTTCCTGTGCATCTGCGATGCCAAGATCTGCAAATTCCTGTGTGGGTTGGGAGTAACTGAGTAATCGAACATCCATTTAAACTTCCTTAGGTAATAATATCAAAATTAATAGCGCATCGTGGTCCGGTCTTTGGGATCCCGCCACCGTGGTACAAAGTACCATCAAACATTAAAATTCTTCCACGCTTGGGTGAAACTCTTTTAACAATCTCGTTGTCTTTGTCAAAGATCACTGTGTCGCCATCTGCATCATTTACATAGTATAACACAACTGTATGGGGGAAGGGCAAGTCCACATGAGGTGCGTAGTGTTCCAATTCTGTAGCATATGGCATCAAAACAAATATTCGAGCCACAACTATTTCTTTCATGACACCGCCAATATGACCGCAGGCCAATTGAGGTATCAACCCAAAGTTAGGCAGGTGTTCCGAAAGTGTATGTGATGATTTTAATATATGAACAAAGCTGATAGGAGCATACTGTTCGTCTGCTGACAATTCGTATTTGACTTTTAAAGGAATCGTCGGATGCATTTGCTTATCACCCGACCTTCCTAGAATACTTAATTCAAAAAAATCTTGCAGATGTTCTGGAATTAAATCATCAATTACTTCAATGTTCACTTTTCTTCTTCTGGTTCATCAAAACAAAGACTTTCCATTGTTTTGTAATGTTCGTAGGCTTTCTTTAAAGCTTCAAATTTTTCTAACTTCTTAGGATCTGGTACAAGAATAGCCAATCGTTCTTCCATTTTTGCCATAAAGTCTTTTAGACTTTTACCACCGAGAGTGATATCAGTACCAGTTTGCATGGTAATACCATCGGTATTGATACTAACGGTGTTTGGGGTAACGGTAGAGTTATACTGGTATCCGCCAGCGTTCCAATTAGTATGGCAGTTGATACCGCTAGTGTTAATGCTATATGTAGTTCCGGTACTAATGGTGTTGCAAGTTGTTAATCCTGATCCACCAGTATACCCAACAGTTGCACCCGCACCAGTGTATAGATTGTTTAAGCCACTTGGATCTAAAGTAATTGTAGATAGCTGACTAGCGGTTAATGAATCGATTCCGCCCAACCTAGTATACGATATAGTAGGTTGAACGAAATCGGCATCATCAAGATCAATAGTACTATCGATCTGATCGTTCATGATTAAGCCTTGGATTCTTTACGAGCGTTCTTCTCTGCTGTAATTTCGTTACGGCGAGCTTTGACACCCTTAGCAACTTCTTGAAGAGCTTTGCGAGCACGAGTACCAGCGGCACCATTACCTGCTGTAAATTTTGCGTCCTCAGCTAAGAATGCTTCGAAGTCTGCTTTTAATTGATCTACTGTTGACATAATATTTTTCCTTATAGTTATGTTATTCTACTTATACTAGAATTTGGTGCGGTCGGTAGGATTCGAACCTACAAAGGCTATGACTAAGTCGGTGCCCCTTGCCCAGGCATCGTTTCCCAACGAGCCGGAGGTCTGCCATATTCCACTCACGACCACAAGTATATTATATAACCTTCTTTAGTAGAATGCAAGCGGTTATAGGTTAAATATTAGCACTTTATGAAACACGATTTTCAAAACATTCCTTTTAAAGATATTGTAAGATTTGGACAAAGGACTATGTTGTCCAAACCGTTATTTTCTGTCAGTTGGATTTTGGGCAGGTTCTGCAATTACAATTGTAGTTACTGTTGGCCTTATGCTAGAAGTGACAAGGTAGACCACCAGCCATTAGAAGTCTACAAACGAACAGTAGATGAAATCAAACGACAGGCTCGCGAAAATGGATTTACACAATTTCATTGGAGCTTTAGTGGCGGCGAACCTACTGCGTACAAGCACTTACTGGATCTTACTAAACATCTCGACGATGGTCCGCAAACACCGTACCAAAGTATCCACATGACCACTAACCTAAGTCCTGGTAGCAAGTGGTGGAAATCTTGGTGCGATCATACAGCATTACTTCAGCGTAGAAGTATAACAGCAAGTTATCATGATGAGTTTGCCAAAGAACAAGAGTTTGGAGACAAATGTTTACAACTCCAATACGAACTAGTACACGTTACTATTAATCAAGTTATGGTTCCTGAAAAATTTTATGAGCTGTATGAACGTATGGAACGATTTCATAAACGTGGAATTAATGTAACACTTAAACCACAAAGTAATCCTACGGCCAGTGGTATTGTTGATGGATATACTGAAGATATGATTAACAAGATGCAAACAGGGTTTCCTCAGCGATCCAATGGCGAGGACCTTTACCAAATTGCATTATATGATGCAACCGGAAAAGAGTACTTGTTTGACCAAGCCGAGCGATTTAATGCTTTTGGGTTCAATAAATTTCAAGGTTGGGATTGCAATGCCGGCTATCAAAGTGTTATAATTAGAGGTAATGAAGTCAAACGATCCTACAGTTGCCATGATCAAATATTGGGAACATTAACAGATGGGTTTGAACTTACGACTAACCCTAGGTTATGTGTCACGCCTAGTTGTGTTAGTTCGGCTGATAGCAAAATACCAAAATGTATAAATTAGAAGATATAAGAGATATCCATTTAGAATTAACAAGCAAATGTCAAGCACGTTGCCCTATGTGTCCTCGCAGGGTAAGTGGAGGTATTTTAAATCCTTTAATCACACTAAATGAAATAACCCTAGGACAATTTAAAGAATGGTTTCCGATTGAAGTTATTCAGCAGCTTGACAGTTTGTTCATGTGTGGAAATCTAGGTGACCCAATAATTGCACAGGACTGTTTAGAAATATTTCAATACCTAAGAGATACTAATGCTAATATACGTTTAAGTATGCATACCAATGGCAGTGCTAGAAATAAAACATGGTGGCAGAAGTTAGCCTACGCTAAAGTTAGAGTCACATTTGGCATTGACGGGTTAGAAGACACCCATATGTTATATCGCATAGGTACGGACTTTGACAAAATCATCGACAACGCCTGCGATTTTATTCAAGCAGGTGGCGAGGCCGAATGGCACATGCTGGTGTTTGAACATAACGAACATCAGATAGAAGCGTGTCGTGAGCACAGTAATAAAATAGGGTTTACTAAATTTACAATCAAACACACTAGTCGTTTTAAAGACGGCAAATTTAATGTACTTGACGATCAAGGCAAAACAGTTAATATCCTATACCCTACAGAACGTAGTAAGACACTAACTAGAAGTGTGCTTTCTGTCACCACTTCAGAAATACAATGCAAGGCTCAGAAGTATAAACAAATTTATGTTGCGGCAGATGGGACAATTAGTCCCTGCTGTTGGTTAGACTTTAGTTGGCAGTTGCCTAACCAAGACAATAGAATAGACTACATGGACACAATAGGAGTATTTCCTAACCTTAATACGAACTCAATGAAGGAAATATTCGACTCCGGATACTTTAAACGAATCGAAGATGCGTGGGCAGTTAAACCGTTGATTGAATGTAGCAAACAATGTGGGAAGTTTGACAAGTTAGGATCTCAATTCGCATGAACATAATCGAAGTTAAACAAAATTGGCCCGATGGCTATATGCGAATCGACGTAGCACTGGGCAATATTTGCAATTACAAATGCTGGTACTGTTGGCCAGGAAGCAATGAAGGCACACATAAATGGCCGGACTTTGATTTATTGGTAAAAAACTTGTCCCATGTATTAGATTATTATATCGAACATACTGATAAAAGAAAATTTGATTTTAATTTATTAGGTGGCGAAGTAACCCATTGGAAACGCTTTATAGACTTCATTAAATATTTTAAAGAACGCTATAATTGTATTTTTACATTAACTACAAACGGTAGTAAAAAACTATCGTGGTGGGAAGACGCAGCACCGTATTTGGACTACGTTGGTATTAGTAGTCATCATGAGTTTGCCGATCCTGCACATCTTAGAAACCTAGCAGATTTGCTCTATAAGAAAAATGTTATTGTTGTTGTTAAGGTGTTAATGGATCCGTATGCTTGGGATAAATGTATGGATGCTGTAGAATATTACAAGGGCAGCGAAAAGCGTTGGTCTATTAGATATTTAGAAATCATCGAAACTGAAAAAGTTAATTATACCGAAGAACAAAATAAAATTATCAGTAAGTTACGTGCTAGGGGACCAAACTTATTTTGGTTCTTTAAAAATAATAAAAGTTATAGAAGCAAAGTACAGGTAGTTGATGATAAAAATAAAACGCATAAGATTAAAGATCACCTCATTGTGCTTGATAGGTTAAACAATTTTAAAGGTTGGGAATGTAATGTTGGTATAGATTGGATTGGTTTTAAAATTGACGGTAGCGTATCAGGAATATGCGGTAATCCACTATATGGACAATCGGAAATATTGAATATCTTCGACCCAGACTTTACTAATAAATTTCATCCTATAATTAAACCGAGCATCTGTGAAATGAATTCGTGCTGGTGTTTATTTGAAACTAACATGCCCAAAAGAAAATTAGCTTCTTCTAACAAGGTAATTCCAATATATGCACATTGATACAGAACATTTGCATCACTGGATGCAGGCCATACGACAAAGTCCTGATCCAATGCGTACTATGGATGCATTTTGGTCAGGACAGCTTAAGAGTAAAGAATGGCTGATTAAAAATTTACGTAAACATGTTCATGAGTTTGTTAGTATAGACATTCATGGCGGGTGGGTTGGGGTATTAGCCAGTATGTTATTTCAAAGTGATGTCCCTGTTCTTAATATTCGTAGTGTTGATATCGACCCTGCCTGTGAACCTATTGCTATTAATATGAATAAGATCGAAGAAATGATTGGTAAGTTTCATGCTGTTACATCAGACATGGTAAACCTACGCAGCGATGCTGATGTTATTATCAATACTAGTTGTGAGCATATTACGCAGGACCAATACGACTTATGGTTAAGCGGAATGCCGCAGAATAGTTTGTTTGTTTTACAAAGTAACAACTATGAAATTCCAGAACATGTTAGAACAGCAAAAGACTTAGAAGAATTTAAAACACAATGTGATATAAATGTATTGTGGGCAGGAGAACTAGAGCTACCGTTATACACACGCTGGATGGTTATAGGAAAGAAACATGTTTGAAATGAATGAACTTAAAATGGTTCACCTTGAAATTACAAATCGATGTCAAGCCTCCTGTCCTATGTGTCCTAGAAACATACACGGTGGCTTAGAAAATCCGTTATTACCTCTTAATGATTGGTCCTTAGATGACTTTGTAAAAATATTTTCAACTGATGTGTTAGAAGAACTTGAGTTAATAAACTTCTGTGGAAACTTCGGCGATCCGTTATTGAATAATGATTTGCTTAAAATGTGTGAGTACGTAAAACTTAATGCACCGACAGTAACTATTGATATTCATACTAACGGTAGTTTAAGATCTACAGACTGGTGGAAAGAATTAGTTAAAGTATTGCCTAAAAATCATAATGTGATATTTGCTATAGATGGATTCGCTGATACACATAGTTTGTATCGTGTTGGCACTAACTATGACATGATTATAAAGAATGCCAAAACATTTATCAATGCTGGCGGCACAGCTGAGTGGCATTTTATTAGGTTTAAACATAATGAACATCAAGTTAAAGACGCAGAACAGTTATCTATTGAGTTAGGATTTAAAAAGTTTTCTGTAAAAACCAGTAGACGTCATGGTCGTCCTTTTCCTGTAGTCGATAAACAAGGTGAGTTTTTATACAATCTCGAACAACCTACTGATAGCGAAATTAAATTTGTAAGTAAAGCAGATGTGCAAGGCCATCAACAGTGGAAAGATGCCGACAAGATTAACTGTCTTGCAATTAAACATAAAGAATTGTATATTGATGCACACTATCAGTTAAGTCCTTGCTGTATGATTGGTGCTTTTTTATATACAAACTATGATGTAGACCTATTAAAACAATATAATCTATATCAAGAAGATTCAATTATCGAAGAAGGCGAACGAGTGCGCCAGCAAGTATTAGAGTTTCCAAGATTAAATGTTTTAGAATCCGGATTAAAGAACATCATTGACTCCGAACAGTGGCAAACAATGTGGCAACAAAAATGGAAAGATAAATCTAGTTCAACGTGCATAATAATGTGCGGGCCACATAGTCCGTTTATAAGTATTGACGAGCAGAAAACAACACTAATGAGCAAAATTGATGAATAAAGTTTTTTGGATGCAGCCTGCAGATACACAAATAGGCGATTGGCAAAAACAGATTACCGACTTAACAGGTAGTCCTAGTTTTTGTGTGTTGCCTTGGATACATCTAGCGACTCGCCCAAACGGAGACATGCGTATTTGTTGTGTAGCTAATGCATCTGGTGCAGACACCGGAGACTATACTGTAGGTTTAGTCAAGATGGAGGACGGCGATCCGGCTAACTTTGCTCGAGATTTGCCTACAGAAGCATTCAATAATGACTATATGAAGTCGGTACGTAAGACTATGCTAGAGGGTAAGGTGCCTGCTAGTTGTACCAAGTGCTTTAAGGAAGAGGAAGAGGGCATTGCTTCTAAACGTATTTGGGAAACAGGTTCTTGGCACCTACAAGAAAAAATAGATATTAAAGAATTAATTGCTGAAACAGAAGCAGATGGCACAGTTCCTTACAAATTACAATACTTAGATTTGAGATTAGGACATACCTGTAATTTAAAATGTATTATGTGCAGTCCACACGATAGTTCGATGTGGGTTCCAGAACATAAGAAAGTATTTCCGATATTTCAAAGTCCGTTGATTAAAAAACAAATGGATTGGAAGTCAGAATTGTTTAACAACAAATGGCACGAGAATCCTGAATTCTGGGAACAAGTGTACGACCAGATTCCTAATATTAAACAATTATATTTTGCTGGCGGAGAACCGCTTTTAATCAAAGAGCACAAAATGTTCTTACAAGAAATTATTCGTAGAGGCTACGCCGATAAAATTAGTCTACGCTATAATACAAATGGCATATTAGTTAATGATGAAATTATTGAAATATGGGAACAATTTAGGAAAGTTAAAGTTGGAATTAGTATCGACGGCACCGGAGAGCGTGTTCACTATATACGGTATCCTACTGATTGGGCCACTGTAGAAAAGAATCTATGGCGCCTAGAACAAACCAGCGACAAGATTCAGACCAACATTGCGTTTGCTGTACAGATTTTAAACATTAAACATGTTCCAGAATTTATTAAATGGAAAGTTAAGAGCGGATTTCAGAAACTAAACTTCGACACTAATGCAGCAGGTCAGGTTGCCGGTGGTGGCTTGGTGGGAGTACACTTACTATGGATACCAACTTGGTTGAGTTTACGTGTATTGCCTAAAGAAGATAAATTAGAGGTACGTGAGCTGTTTACTGAATTACAAGAATGGCTATGGAAACACTATACACAGGACAAAGAGTTTTGGGAAGAAAATCCCTACGGATGGAAACGTTGGGAAGGTATATTAGATTGGATGGACGCAGAGGATCATACAAACTTACTGCCTGACTTTAAAGAATATATTACTACAATGGATGCACAACGTGGAACCGATTTTAAATCGACGTTCCCTGAGCTAGCACATCTAATATGAAACCGATTAAAATTGTATCAACACAACAGGCCAACATCTTAGCAATAAGATGGAATCCTAATAATGTTTGTAATTACAAATGTGAATATTGTTGGCCTGGTAGTAATACTGGAGATTATCGTTCTCCGGCAGATTTAGATCTTATAATTAAGAACTTTAATCATATGATTGAACGTTACAGAACAAAGTTAGGTAAAACTAAAATACATCTAAGCCTAGCAGGCGGAGAACCTACCCTGTGGAAAGACCTTGCGTTGTTTATAGAAGCAATTAAAAAAGAAAACGATATCTATTTTAGCCTAATCAGTAACGGTTCAAGAACACTTAGATGGTGGAAACAGTACGGACACTTAATAGACAATGCTCATTTGTCGTATCATATATCGCAGGCTGACCCGGATCACATGATTGCAGTAGCAGATACTCTTTTTGAACTCAATAAGAAAGTTACAGTAAAAGTTTTAATGGACAGGAAGCATTGGCAAGAAGGGTTGGATGTTATTGAGTACATGAAAAAGAATAGCAAATACAAATGGATTCTTATGACCTGCGAAGTTATTGAACCTGCTGTTTCAAATATTAGAGATATTCGAATTATTAATGCAGATGACATTCAATTAACAAAAGAACAAAAAGGGTTCTTGAAGAATCCGTTAAAGAGGATACCTAGTTTATTGTGGTTTTGGAAAAATAGAAAATTAATTTTTCAAGGACAAATAAGGCTGTATGAAAGTATTGCTACTTTAGATAATGGAAAAACTATAAAAGCCAAATCTAATACCTATATCAATAAGAACTGGACTAATTTTGAAGGGTGGAGTTGTGACATAGGATTAGATAATGTTTTTATTAATTGGACTGGAGAAGTGCAAGGATCCTGTCAACAAAACATTTACGGACTGGATTATAATTTTAATATCTTAGATGAAAACTTTGTAGAAAAGTTTGATCCTGAATTTAAACCATCTATATGTTCTATTAAAAACTGTTTGTGTTCTTGTGAAACACACCAATCAAAGTTTCAACTTAGTTAATGGAATATCAGCAGCACAAGTACACCAGTCTCTAGTACATATAATCGGTTCTGTAGGAACTGTAAAACTACCTGTGTAGATATTACCTAAGCTGCCGCCTACTCTACAGGTAGCACGATGTACTTCACCGTCCCAGTTGATCATTAAACTTTCAATACCTGCATTGCAGGACCAGTCTTTAAATTGATTCTTATGAAGTTTGATAACATCGTTGCTGTGCATAACTTCGCTGTCGTCGATTCTACAGTTTGGTTTAACTGTAGCATCGTTATCGAGAATCCATTGTAAATCTTTACCATCATATTTTAAATCATCAAACACATTATGGTCGCCTTCGGTCCAACGTAATCTTCTAATAGCAAATTTAATACCTTTTTCTTTGAATTCTTTAACTACCTTACGAACACTATTCATGTGGGAGTGGTGCGCCATTACATTAACAAAGAAATCTCTT